GGAGAACCAGGAGCCAGACGCCGCAGTGACGCTTGCCTCCCACCACCAATCCCGCACCCCGTGCCACCGCTTTATCCGATAGACCGAGGAGTCCCGGTATATCGGGTACTGCGCCGACCGCATCCCTTCCCAATCGGTCTCAAAAGCCTTCGCTCCGATAACCTCATATTCCTGCGGCAGGAATACGGTCGAACTCTTCCAAGTCCAGCTTTGGTCCGTATAAGCACCAGTGTGATACAACTTCCTGATGGGCAGAATGTGTCCCCCCAGCAGGGCGTTAAGTGCCGGGTAGAACGTCCCGGACACCCCGTCAGCCCCTTCCAGCCAGTCCCGCAGTTCGCTCGCCAGATAGCCTCCCGTATTATCATTCGTGGAGTTCATCCGGCCCCGGGCCACCACATGGCGGAAGGTGAACAGAATATGATTCGCCGTGACCTCCGTGTCTCCCGTGCCTTTGTAGGTGTTGAATCCTGCAATAACAAGACGGTTGTTTTTGTACGCGTCGCTCCACGCCTCCGGCGCACTCCCGCTGGTGGGGGCCGCTATCCCGCTCAGATCAAGGCCGTCCATGTAGTCCCCGATCATTAGCCCGGAAAAGTCCGGCGTCCCCGTCCCATTACACCGCTCGGACAAGGCATCCATGACGTCGGTAATTTCCTCCGGGGTAGCGGGCACGTCGGAGATGACCGACCGAATCCCCAGAACATTGAGCATGTTCCGTCCAGTGGTATCAATCATATTCGCTTTCCCATTCAGCATACTGAGGCCGAAACCATTATTCACATCTCCGCCCACCGTGTCATCCATCTGCTTTTTCAGAAACTCACCCCGGTTGCCAAGTTCCTTGAGCGGCAGATTGTCTTTCCCGTTTGCCCCTCCCTCGACCGGGTCATCTTCCTCAAACTGATATACCCCCGGTTCCCACACAGGGGTCAATGCTAAATTTGCCATAGTATCCTCCTTAGAAAATTATGGTCCACTGCCCTTGCATCGAAATGTCCTGGGCCTTGTAGATGGGGTTTTCCCGGGTCCGCCGTGAAAACAGCGTGCCATCCTCGCAGATAAGGCCAAACTCCAGAATAGCCATCCCATTGTTCTCCGTGGTTCCCAGGGACCAGTTAAACTGGACCTGTCCCATCGCAGGGTACGAAAACCCGGTCAAAACTTTCGTATAGGGATTGGATATCTCCGTATCCGCTACCTCCGGCGTGGCGCCGCTGGTACCAAAGGAGATTTTTGTAATCTCCCGATTCGTAAAATCCCCGGAAATAAGCCGTGCCATCTGGTTTCTGGCCCCGTTCACGATAAGGTTATGATCCTCACCCTCTTCGATGAGAATCCCGTTCCTGAATACCTTGTACGAAAGTATCCCCCTCAGCACCTCCGATTCATGAAACCGCAGTACTGGTTTTATATCCTGTTCCTCTTTCATTGAGGACCTCCTATACTTGAATCAGCACATTTGTATTGTGCTGTATCTCACCATTCCTCTTGTACATACCGTTTCGGTAATGGTGATACTTTATCCCAGCGGTAAACCGGTCATACGCAAGACGATTCCCGTACCCCTTGTGCTTCTCAGAACCATCCCGAAAGATGCTTCCGTTACGGTATATCCTGCCGGAAGCACTCTCCACGACCGGACTAAGAGTAACATGGCAGTCCGCTTTATCAATGATGAAGTTGCTCCGGTAAACTGTTCCATTCCTGTACAAATGTCCGTTCCTGCTATGATGCTTCATAAAGTATTCCTGATAGTCATTGGTAAGGGACATGGTATGCTCCCCATCTACCACCGGCATATCCTCCCGCACGCTGAGGTCGGCGGAAATAGAAGCCGTGTCATACGCTGATTTCGTTCCGAGCCGGGAATGCTTCTCGCTCCCATTCCGTAGGATGCTTCCGTTCCTATAGAGAGAGCCAGGGATGTGCTCGGTTACGGGAACAGAAAAATGAATGCCCATTGTGTCAATAATTTTTCCGCTATGGCGGATAGCCCCATTCCTCCGCTGTATGCCATTTCGCCTATATCCATGGGTAAACTCATCCGTATCAAAAATACTGACAGTGGTAGCAGAGTTCTCCGCCATCGTTGCCGTATCTTCAAGCAGTACATATAACGCCAAGGCAGCCATGTATTCACTCATCGAAGCAGGCGATATGCCGTTATGCCGGGCTTCCCCATTCCGGGCAACTGATCCGTTATGGAACAACTGTGAATGGTGCTGTTCCTGGTAATCATGGATAACCCCCATGAGAAGCGGATCCAGAATGCCGGACTGCCTCCGCAGGGGAAGCCGGATATAGCCGGTAGCCTTTGTTCGGTAATAGGAAGTATGTTTCGTCTCCCCGTTATGAGAAGTTTTACCATTCCGCAGATGGCGTACCAACTCGGTATCTCTGACGGTATGCCCATCCCGCAGTACACGACCGTTATGCCGTATCTTCCCATCAAATTCTTCTTCGGAATAGTGCGTGAGTTCTACCGACTGAGAATCAACAAGCAGTTCATCATCGGTAAAAGAGAATAATTCCTGCGTATCGTAGGAGACACCTGCGGGTACAACTTGCTTGAGTATCTTGTTGAAATTTATCGGTTTCCCTTCGCCGTCATGGAATATGCGGATGCCAGCCGGGTAGTTCGGTTCAATATGTACCACCTCACTATTGTAAAAGTACTTTATCACCTTGATAATGTCTTTCTCGGATCCATTGGTCTTGTTGAGCATAGCCCGCAGGCGAATCAATATCCGATAGGTATCGTCATCATTCCCATTCCGGTCTTCATCCAGCAGTTTCCCGATCCGGTCCAGCAGTATCCCCGTTGCAGTATCGAGATCGTATTGGTCTGAAAGCACCCGCATCTCATTTTCAATATCAATAAGGAGCGGATCGTAATACTCCGCAAACTTTTTCGTCTCTCCCTTGGTAAGCCACTGGAGAAGAAATGGAGGACGGTTATATTTTGCCCAATCGATTGCGTCAAAATTCATCTACACGATCTCCTCAATAATGATCCTGGTAGTATCTATCATCGCTATCTGCCGCTCGGAAACCGCAATGTTCTGCGCCTGATAGTCCTCATCCGCAGGCGGCGTCAGATCTGTAGTTGCCACCACTCGAATTTCAGCATACCCAATACCGCTAATCTTGTAAATGGGTATATTCAACTTCTGATACACAAAATCAACCCCCACCCCCTGATTATCCTCCATATAGGAAACAATTCCCTCTTTTATCTGTTCTATTCCATTGACCGGAAACTCATCTTCTGAGTTTTTCTGAAATAAAATCTTTATCCAGATGAAAAGCGTTTCCGGTCGGGTAAATCCAATATCCTTTGAAAATCCCTCCGGATCAGTTATAGCCACCACGGTGCTCCCGAATGCCTGAACCCCAGCAGGCCCAGTATCATAGATCGCCTGAGCTATCTCCTGATCTAATCCTCCCTGTACTACCACTTCGTAGGATTTAGGAGGACGACCATCTGCTTCCTCATCCAGTCTGTTACTGTAAATCTTTGCGTACTGTACCCCGGAAACATTCTTCACCGCATTCTCTATGGAAACCTCGTTCCCGCTGGCCTGTTTCTGCCGATTGTTCTTTGCTATCCGCAGTTCCGCATCACTCTCCGCATTGCGTCCGGTAATCCCCTCCGCATAGTTGATAATCGACACAAGCCCGCTTACATTGGAAACAATCTCGTTGAGTTTACCCGCTGCCACAAAGGTGGGACCATTGGCCACCGCACTGTAAACCCCCAGGGCCCCCAGAGAGAGAATCTCTATCTTCGGATCATCGCAGAATAAATGAAACGGCGTAATCCCCCCAATGGACCGGATAGTCATACCCCCCTCCCCCTCGTTTGTTGCGGTATAGACCTGGGGAAACGCCGTTTCTATCCCGCTGAAGAGGTTCTCCTGTATCGTTTCCGCGGTGTCATCTGCATAGGCGGTGATAGTGATTACCGTCCCGTCTATGGAGAGGGAATAACTCCCCTCCTGGACTTCATTGATGGCAAACCGAAACCCCAAAAGACCGTCCCGGCCTATGGTGACAGTGGCGCTGAGAGCAAACTGAATGCCACCGGACATCCGGGCCAGATGGCCCTTCATGACGGCCGTCCCCTCATCACCCCAGAGACAGGCGTACACCGTGGTCGGCGCCGCTGCAGTGCGCTCCACATCAACCATCCATACCAGACGATCCAGATACACCCCGGAGGCGGATTCGGGATCCCCCGCAAGCCAGATCCCCTCGGCCATTTCCCACAGTTGCGCCTTCTTGATAGCCTGATTAGCCACATAAGCGCCCTCAGGGGTGCCATCGTCCAAATCTATGTCTACCCCAAAGGAGTTGCGGAACAATGCTCTCTCCTCTTCGAGCAGCACGCTAAAGGGCTTAGCGATGAACCCTCTATCGGTTACCCCATATTCATTCATTGCCTTCTCCTCCAGTGACTCCCGCAGGAACCGTCAACTCCTGGGTCTGTTCCAGGAGTTCCCCCGAATCGGTCTCCGCAACAAAGGTAACCCGGTAATTCCTCGTTGCCTTGTCCAGTTCCGTGCTGAACGAAACCAGTTTCTTTATCCCAATCACGGAGGTGATTTTCGTCCGCAGGGCTGCCTCCAGCAGGCTGATATGTTCCCGCTTGCTGTCAGTCGTGGGGATATAGGGAATCCCCAGACTCTCATCCAGAAACCATTCCCCCAGGTTAAGGGACAATACCGCACGCTCTTTTTGCGCCAGGTATTCAATATCATCCTTCGTGTACCGGAAACTGCCGTCCTCTCTGAGAAAGGTATTTCCCTGTAAATCAATCGCCAGACTTTTCATGCTATCACCATCCCCGTAGTCGCGCCGGTAAACGCGCCATGCGAGCCGGAAGCGGGAGCAGGATTGGGGAAGGAACTTTTGAGCGAAGCAACGATCTGCGCACAGAAATGATCCATCGCCGTGTCCTGGGTAGTTTCCTTCGACATGACCACCGTCAACACCCCCGCCGGATTGAATGCCAACGATACGCCAAAACCGCTTGGCGGACTTATCGTGAGCCCCTTGATCAACGCCGCCAACTTCACCAGCATTTCCGGGAACGAGGCGGAAGGGGTCAAGGTACCTCCCCCTGATACCGCCCCCTGGAAACTCACGACCGGATCCTTTGTCCCGGAAGGATTTGACGCGTTCCAACTATAGGTGATGCTGATGGTGTCGCAAATATTCTTGAGTATGGCGTCCCCGAATTTCTTGTTGGCCGCCGCCGCCGTATCGGCGCCGCTTCTCAACGCGTCAATGATGGCATCTTTCATACCGCTTGCAGACAGACTCATCAGGTGCTCGCTACCAGATTGCCCCCATGCGGGGCCCCCGTAAACAGGCAATTCGGCAAACAGCAAAAAGGCCCGGTCCCCGGCGTTACCGTCCCCTTCATGGAAAACTGCCCCCCGGTAACCTCCACCTGCAGCGCCTCGAGTTGTATCTTCTGCCCGCTGAGGTCCGCCGTACAATTCTCCGTCTTTGCCATGATATGATCTTCCTCTATCAGAATATCCGCCTTCTCCTTATACTTCACCTCCACCTTAGCATCGTCTACCGTGATGCGGCTGACTAAATCCCCGTCATGGGCTGTCTTGTGGACGATGTTAAGACCGTCCTCCATGACCGGAATAAACTCCACCGGTTGCACACCGGGAACGCAGTAGCAGTCCCGAAGATTAAACCGCCGCGGGTCCGGTTCCTCTATCCCCTTGCCCCCTTTGATGCGCCACTCATCGGTGCCCCGCTCTATGATATGCACCGCGACCTCATCCCCCTTTTCAAGGGGGAAGTGCAAGGTGTACTTTTTCGTTCCCGGAAACTGGACCGGAACATCCGGGATAATTGGAAACTCCCCAAAAGTCCCGTCCGGCATCTTCCGCTTGAGACTCGGCTGGATAGACGCCCGCCGGGTCTTCGGATCATACTTCTCTATCACCCCGGGCAGGCAGATGTGGACATCTGCCATGGAGTACTCGAAACTCTCCCGGAGCAGCGTCTTCAATTCATCGCTCATGCTTGCACTCATAGCGCCTCCGCATCAATCGTAATCTTAAAATCACCTTCTATACTGTCCCCAACAAACAGCGCCTTCCGTATCAACACATTCCCGGTAAATGTAGAGGACTCCACCGTACATGCCAGCCCGGGATTCACATCAGGCAGTATCCGGCTTGAAAACTTCCACCGGTTCGCCGCCATAGCCTTCTCGTCTCCCTTCCCCGTCTTGTCTGACACATTCTGGGGCGTCGTCAACAAACCCGTTTCCGGACTGAGCGTCCGCCCCGTATTCAAAGCCGGTTTCCCCGGCTGCATAATGTAGAGCATCTCGTCCTGGATGGTATAGGTAAGCCCATACCGGTTCAGCACATCCCGCAGCCCGTCAGTCGCCATCCCAATGAAACAAAACCCGGTGAGATACTTCTCCCCCGCGGGAATCAAATCGGCGCCCGCGCTCGGAAGCCCTATGGCCGTCAACAGCGCCTCCACCACCGTAGCAACATCCGTGTCCTCAGCGTAGGAGAGTGAAACCCGGCTCTTCTCCACAGCGGCCAGACCGTCAAACGCTTCAAACTCCGTAATAAAATTGTTGCCCACCCGCTTCCGCCCAAAGGACGCAAGAATATCCCCAAAAAAGATTGCCGCGGTGTTTTCATCTTCATATCCCGCCTTGAGGATGATATGATTCCCCGCCTCCGTTACCTTCGCGGAAGTCTCCTCCGATAGATTGTAGATCTGTATCGTCCCCTTGTTGAGATCAGGACTGTCCGTCTTTTCTATGGAGAATGCGATTTTTAGCCCGCTCATCGTAAACTCCGCTCCATACTTCGGCTTGACCACTACCTCAACCTGGCGCTGTACTGCCATCCCTACTCATCCTCCTCATAGACCTTGTATATCAGAGCAAACCGGCTGCTCAGATTGTCCCGGGTCACCTCCGCGGTACTCATCATCCCGTCCTTGTCCGCAAGACACAACTCCCCCGGCGGAAGGTCCGGAACCGACGCCCGGTATTTCTCCAAAAACGAAACGCCCGGAACGAGCCGGATTCCCCCCAACAGCAGATTGTCGTTGACATCGGAGAGAGACAGCATCCACGCCTCCTGCCGGCTGTTATAGGAAACATAAAACTTGTACCGTTTCATCGAAAGATCCACGCTCATCTCCCAGCGGGCATATTGATCTGCGTAGGTCGGTATCGTCAATATCTCTACCAGTCTCATTGCGGATACGGTACCCCCCACTTCCTTTGGTAATCTTTCTCATTTGCCGTTCCTGATTGCACCGCTTTTTGCCACTCCTCTTTTATCCAATTAGACGGATCCGTAGAAGTGGAACCTGTATGCCCCATCTGCCCCGGAGCCCCTGCCTGTGAATCCTCCTTCTTCTTTTTTTTCTTTTCACGCTCCCGCTTTTCCCGGAGGTCCCGCTCGATCATGGCCGCGTTTTTGAAGGTCATGGAAAACGGCAAATCTGCCCCGGTCGCGGCTTCACGGCTGATGTTTAGGGACATGATCGCCATGTTCGGAAATACCCCAAGGCCGGTCACCAGATCCACCGGCTGTAGTGAACGCTTCATCCGCAGCAGTTCATTGTACGCCTGGATGATCCGGGCCTTGCCATCAGTAACGGGCATGCTGGCTACATCACCGGTAAACGCCTCAAACTTCGTTTGGCCGATGAATGCCTTTATGGTGATCGTGTCCGGCTCCTCTTTGATGGTGTCTACCTTGGTATCCGCCTCTTCCTCCGCGGGCAAATCACTGATGCTGTTCTCAAAGGAGTACTCCTCCACCAGAAAAGCGTCAATCTCAAAGCCGCCTATGCTTTTGGGGGGAATGTTATAGGTAAAGGAAACATGCTCCATCAGTTCCTCCTCGCCTCCGGGGAAGGTATCATCCCACGGGCCCCCTGGATCATCCGGGACATGGAGTTCTGAATCGCTTCGTCTACCTGCCGGGCTATGGAAACCCCTTGCTCCGCGCTGGTTCCGGGGGGAACATTCACCGTGATTGACGGATTAGATTCGATCATCGTGTTGCTGTTGTTGGCATTGTTGTAGGTGGTGGACTGCGCCGCGTTGCGGAGCGCATTCCCCACCAGGGAATCTCCCCCGGCCGGACCGCCGGCGTAGGCAAGTTGCGGCTGCGCGTCCACTCCGAGTAACCGGGCCAGGGAGTCCAGGAGCGACATGGGATCCTTCATCGCCATGATGTAGTCGTCCGGGTGGGTGCTATACTGCCCCCGGGGAGTGAGAATCAGGTCATTGACCGGCTGAGCGCTGGCCGTCCCTTTCTCACCGCCGCCCCCGGTAATGAAGTTTACCGCTCCGTCAACGATTCCGCCAAAAAATCCTTTTATCTTCTCCCAGCCCGCTTTTATGGTATCCACGAACCCGAAGAATTTCTCTTTTATGCCTTCCCAGAGATTCGTGAACGCATTCCTGATATACTCAACCACCGCGGTCGGGCCCTGCTTGATTGCCTCCCAGAGACCGGCAAAAAAGTCCACCAGCCCGTTCCAGACGGCCTTCACACCGTCCACCACGCCGGTAATGGTAGACTTGATCGCCTCCCAGACCACGAGGGCTACGGCCTTGATTGCCTCCCAGAGACCGGCCATGAACTCTTTGAACGCCTCCCAAACTGCCGTGGCTACAGAAACTATACCGTCCCATAGAGCACTAAAGAATTCTTTTATCGAGTCCCAATTCTCAATAATTGCCTGAACAACTTTTATGATAAGTTTTGGTATTGCAAAGAAAACCCAAGTAACAATATCAAGAATGGTTGGCCCCCATTTTTTGAAGAAGTCTACAACTTTATTGAAGGCATTGGTAATAGATTCCCATATCTTTGCGCCTAAATCGGCGGCAAACCTACCAATAGCAGCAAAGGCATTGCCTATTGCCTCGCCGATGCCGGAGAAGAACCCGGTAATTGCTTCCCAAACTTTGCCGGCCACCTCCTTCACCTTATCCCAATTCTTCACTAACAGGATGATGATCCCTATTAAGGCCCCGATTGCCAGAATAATTATACCAATCGGGTTCGCATTCATAGCAGCATTGAGCAGCCATTGGACACCGGTCCATATCTTTTGCGCTGCCGCCACCGCTAGAGTTGCTATCTTTTGCCCGATCAGCGCCGCTTTTTGGGCTATTAAGAGAGCCGTCTGTTTGGCAATGTCCCAAGCAGCGGAAGCCCCCGCAGCGATCTTTTGCGCTGCCGCAGTTGCAAGGGTTGCGGCCTTTGTCTTTGCGTGCTGTAAAGCAAGGGCAATTTGTGCCAGTCTGTTCTTGTTTGCTGCCGCTGTAGCCAGATCCATCTTTCCAGTCAATACCCCAAATGTCTCGGTGATCCCTTGCGCTGCTTTTTGACCAACCCCCAACGACTGGAACCCCATAGACATTTTCAGTAGATCACCACTAAATACGGCAGATAAACCCTTTCCAATATTCATGGCGGTATTGAAACCGAGNNGTACAGCGGTTTTCCCTATTCCAACAGCGGCCTTTAGTCCTATAAACGCTGTCGCTATAGGAAGAATAAAATCTTTTGCTTTTATAGCCGCTTGAATAATATTGTCAAAAATAGGTTCTATGATTCCCCAAGCCCAGGTGATTGCCCCGGCTATGGCCGTTCCAACACGCTCAAATACGGGAGTCAGTTCCCGAACCTTGTCCGCAAATGTTGCAGTGAAACTCCCCGCGCTCTCCAGGGCGCTATAGATTTTATTAAAGACAGAATCAACGATTGGCTTGAGGGCCTCCAATATCGGCATGACAAACGCCTTAATCGGTTCAAACGCGGCCAGGATAGCATTCTCAACGTTTTTCAGTATCGGCCGGATCCGGTCAAAAACACCCGCTACCCGTTCCCCGAGCCAACCGAAGACGCCGCTCAGATTCATAACCTCCGGGATGAGCAGCGCGACAAATAACGCCATGAAATCAAACACATCCTGGAATATCGGCTTGAGAGATTCCAGAATAGGGTGGACAAACGCCCGGATAGGCTCGAAGGTCGCAACGATAAGCGCGGCAAGATTGTAGAGGAACGGAACGGCGGAATTGATCACGCTCCCCAGGAAGCCAAAAACATCCTGGAAAATCCCTTTGAGTGGTTCAAAGGAAAGTCCCAGATCCTCTATCCGATAGCCCATCACCTCGAAAAAGATAATGACCTGCATGACCATGTGGAGAAGATGGTTAAACGCTTTTCCGCCGACATCAATGATACTGTCCTGAAATCCCCGTGCCAATTCCAAAACATACTTCATTAGTTCCTTCAGCGGATCCAGGGCGCTGCTCCCGATACCCTCCCCGGTTGCCGCCATGAAGGACTGATACTGCTTGATGATTCCACTAATGGTGTTCGACTGCTTTGCAAGCATACCGTAGTATTTCCCACCCTCGTCCGTGAGTGCTTCGAGGGCCTTTGTAGTCTGCTCGAAGGTAACCCCGGCTTTTTCAACCTCCGCCCGGCTCTTGCCGGTCTGCGCAGAAACAATGCCAACCACATCCATGCCCTGCATGGCAAATTGTTTCAGATCGGTGGAGTCCGCCTTCCCCTTGGCAAAGACCTGCCCCATATTGTTTGACATGGAGACAAAGGCTTCGGTATTTCCCTGGGCAATGTCCCCCAAGCGGGAGAGGATGTCAGACGCCTTTTCCGCATCCATCCCGAAGGTCACCATCCCCTGCAGCCCCCCGATGGCCGCCGCGGTCCCATAGAAGTCAGAGACCGGAGAGTAATCAAGATCGTGGATGATCTTGTTTGCCTTCTCCTGGTCTCCCATCATAGTGCCCATAGCAACCCGGTACCGCTCCGTCTCCGCGGTTACTCCAACGATGGAATCTTTTGCGAAACCGAAAACACCTTTGATTGCTCCTACCGCCATATTGTAGACAGCCTGGGCTTTTACAAATGCCGCTGCCAGAGAATCAGTCTTTGATTTTGCCTTGTCGACTTCCGCACCCAGTTTCCTAACTGGTTTGGTATCGGTTTCCGGCTTTATGAGGGTGTTATCTAAAATATCTGATCGATGTTTGGTATTCGCTACACTGTCGCCCAACTTATTTACCGGTGCAGAGTCCGCCTCGGGCCTTATCGTGGCATTGTCCAGCGCCGCCGCCGATTCCTGGGCCTGCTCGGTTGCCGCACTAAGTTCATTCACCGGCCCTGCATCCGCCTCCGGCTGTATGGTGGTGCCGTTTAGAGATTCCGCCGATTGAGTAGTCTCCGAAATCCTTGAATTTAAGTCATCTATACTCCCTGTTTCAACCTCAGGGGAGACTTTTAGGGATGCCGCGAGTTCTTCGGCCTTCGCTTTCGCCTCTTTAATGGCTGCATCGAAGGTTTTGAGTTGCGTGTTATCATATTTGAATCCCAGAAGGGTTACTAACTCGCGGACTATCACCGACCGTTTCCTTTGTTTTTAATGTCCTGCTCATCCAGGAAGTCTCCGGCAAGTTTGATTGCCTGCTGCATATCCAATATAGCGTTGGCCTTCATCACATCCTCGTAGGTCCAGTCATAGCGCAACTCGTTGAGTGAAGTCCCGGTTTCCTGCCAGATTCGCCATATCGGATACTCTACCTCGATCTCAGGGCGTAACTTCCCTACATCGCCAATCCGGTTGACCCGTTTTCGGAGGCGGGCACGGGCTGCACGGAGGTTGCCATTTGCCTTATTTTCGAGCCAATACCCCCCATCTTTCCGAAAAAATCCGGGTAGTTCGCCTCCAGTACCAGGAGTATCACCGGGTAAATCGTAAACAGCCGGCCGCTGAACACGACATCCAGGGAGGCGTCAAAAGTGTTTGCGGCAAAGGACCGCTTGACCTGCTTCCCCTCCACGGTCATAGAAGCGGTCACATTCCGCAGCAGCCGCCGGATGAGACCGATGAAGGTCTCCTCGTCCAGTTTCGAGATCAACTTCTCTATGGTCCTGGCCGCGGCCTCCCCGTTCAGTTCGATCTCACCGACATCGGTGATGCCATTCTTGAGCAGCCCAAGGGCCTGTCCAAAGGCGGGCCCCAGTTTCTCAAACAGTTCCCGCTTCAGTTTCAGCGCCTCCATCGCCTGAAACGGCGCAACGGAAAAAAGAATGCCATCGATTTCTTTTTCTTTCATTGTTTCTCTCTCCTATGAAAAATAGATTACCGGGAGGAATACGCTCCCTCCCGGTTCCCTTGCCTCAGAAGGTTACTCCGCCGATTCCGAGTCAGAATAGTCCGGCTCGGTCGCCGGAAGCCCATCGAAGTTCGTCTCCTTTGCCTGGCCGGTACTGAGTACCCACTGGCGTTCCGTCAGATCCTTCCCAAATCCGTAGGAGGGATCGCCGTGTACCCAGGCCTCTTCCCAACTGAACTTGGTCTCCCCATTCAGATCGGTAATTTCCAGCGGATATACCGCCCTGCTGCCCATCTTGTCCTTGTTCCTGATGGTGGAAAGGTAGGCGTTGCTCGCGCTGCTCTGCATGAGCGTGATGGTCACCTCATGGGTGTTGTCGGTGCTCTTGGCCCGGGCCACTTCCCCATCAGCGCCCACCTGCTTGGTGAACCCATCGCCGGCGTTCGCGGCAACCTCCACAAAGGTACCATCCGCATATCCTTCAATGGGATTCCCGCCGTAAATCAGGACCACCTGTTTCGGATCAAAGGTCTTAATCATACTTACCCCCTTACACCGTTATGGTGCCCTTTATGGTCGTAGAGTGAATCGCCCCCGCCAGGGGCGCCTCAAAGGTGATATTCGGCAAATGCCGGTTTCCCCGGTCGGTCGTAGATACCTCCGCCCGCTTTGGGTACTGGATGTCAAAGGAGGCGAGTATTTCATAGTTCACCCCCTCATTCAGAGCCTGCCGGATCGGGCTGACCACCTGCAAAATGCCGCGGTCGGTGAAGGGGACCTTGTCCACCCGGACCAGGGCCGTGAATACCAGATTCTGAATCCGGGCCTTCAGCCAGTCGCACCCGTGGATCACATCGATGTACTCCCCGCCGCCGGTCTTCCCCTCCATCGTGGTGGCCACACCAGACACCTGGGGATATATCATGACATTCTTGTTCTTAGCGTTGGTGTACTGCGCCTCGGTGAGATAATAGGTCGGAACGGACGCCATCTGCTTAAACTTCCAGGTGGGACTCCCCGGCTGCTTGGTGAACATAAGCCCGAAAAGCGCCGCCTCCGGTATGGGATCACTCTCCAGCACCTCCCCGGCGTCAGACCCCGCATCCGGGTGATACATCACTATCACCCGATCCAGGCCGTTGGTCTTTACAAAGTCCCCAATGTCCCCGGCGGTAGCGTTGACCACATTCGGATCCCCGGTGACCAGACAACCGAGTTTCTCATTGGCCTGCACCCATTGGGCTACCAACTGCTGCTCCGCCATAATCCTGGTCGATACGCTGAGCCCGTACCATTCGTTGTTCTGCGCTTTGATAGCGCTCAGCGCGGCAGTCCAGTTGGCATCCGTGTTCGCCTTGAGCCCCACATAGATCGTACCGATGTGCGGGTTCTGCGAAAACTGCTTGCTCGCGGCCCGGTACACATACGAATCGGTCGCAAACCCCGCCTCCGTGATTTCCGTCAAACTGCCGAACTTGTGAACCCGGTGATCCGCGTTAAACACCGGCGTAATCCCACTCGGATCAAACGCATCCACCACCAGATGCTCAGAAAAACTCGCCATAGACGGGGTGATCGTCTGCCGGGTAATGACTACCTCGACAATCTTGTCTATAAAATCAGCCATCCGAAACCTCCATTGGAATCGTAATCTCACCCTTGAAGGTACTGCCGGTCATTCCCACCGTCTCAATCCATCCAGGGGTATCTTCTATGACCCGGTTATAGGTCACATAAAAATCAAACATAGCGCCGACTTCCCATTCCGTCCCCCGCGCCACAGGGTTCTCCTTCACCTCCAGCGCGTAGGGAATCACCAGTTGCTTGTTCCCCAGCCGCTCCATGTAGTCCGCCCGCTCAATCGACGCCTTGATCGTCTCCAGCAAGTCAAACGATCCCTCCCCAAAGGCATACATGGTCAGGGACCGCTTGACATACCGGGTGATGTACTGCACGCCGTTTTTTACCCTGTTGTAATTCGGCATGCCGGGGGTCTCCCCCCCCACAAACGCCAGGGAGACGAACGGGGGAACGGGCCGGGGCCCCCGCTCATGATCCCAGATGACCGGGTCGGTCCTGCCGGTCTCCGCCACCACCGCGGCCACCCAATCGTACAGTGCCTCTTTGATGTACTGCCGCTCGTTGATCATGCCGTCCCCTCCTTGACCCTGGTGGCCAGCAGTTCCCAATGGTGCATAGCCGCGCTCGGATGGGCGACAAACTTCTTCGCTACCTGGACCTCATACCGCCGCCCCTCCCAGATGACCAGGTCTCCGTTCCGCTGGGTGACCGGATCCGCGGTGGTCCAGTCCAGGGAGGGGGGAGCAAAAACGGTGATGGTTTCGCTGAACCGTTTCCCTTCGGGGAGCAGTTCCAGAGCCTTCCCGGAGGCGGGCTGGGCCGTGCCCTTGAAGGAGGTGTCTACCGCTTGCCCCTCTACCCAGGTTCCCTTTACCCGCTCGCCCGGGGAGAATGACCGCTGTGTCAGGTTGATCGTCTTGAACAGGCTCATTTCTTCACCACCTCGTAGCGGATGCTGTTGCGCAGGGTGCCCGTGTCTATCAGAGGACGGCTGCTGCCTTTAATCTTTTTGGTGACTTCAGAATTCTCTTGAAAATCACCGGTCTTGATGTGGTTCTGGATGCCACTCTGGGCATATTGTCCAAGCATCCCGATTGCCGTCTCTGCACCGAAAACGCCCCCGGAAACCCCCTTCACCAGTACTTCCTGTTTGTGCTTGATGTATCCCTCGTTATTATCAAACCATCCCCGGATGAATGGCCGCGCGGGAATCCTCCCGGGGACGCCGAATTCGTTGTAGGTACCATATTCCGCTACCGTTTTATTAGAAGCATCCGGCTTTGCTGATCCGGCAGCCTCGGTGATACCCGCCTTTATGCTCAACTTCCCCAGGGCTTTCATTTCATTCACGATGTTGCGTAATCCCTTGTCCCGGTCAGTGACGCTGCTTTTCATAAACAGACCCCTCCCGGCAGCCATACCCCTGCGGTATTCACTCCCATCCGCGGCCGGGACTTCATAATCCCTAACAGCATCTTGCCGTACTTGGTGGTACCAAGCCCGTCACTCTCCGCCGTCTCCGCGGCCACCGCGTAGGAAACCGAAACGGCCCCTTCGCTCATGCTGGAAATCGGCGCCGTTCCCAC